GGCTCTAGCTCTTCGTCTTGCGACTTTGTTTTATTAATTTCATCTGGGAATTTATATTCCGTCATTTCCATATCTGCCATTATTTTCTCCTTATGCTCTGGTTATGCCACGGGGATCTTCGACTATTCCTTCGACAGAATCGTCATTAATAATCCTAAATTCACGTCCGTGGATCTTTAATCGTGTGCCAGAGTTTGGTCTGGCTAGGATAAAGTCACCTTCTTTGCACCATGGTCCAGTTGGAAAGCGTTTTTCGTCCTTGTAGCAATCTGGACCCAGCTTAACTACGAAAAATACGGTAGAAAGTAGCTCTTCTGTATGCATAACGGAATCAGCTTTGATGAGTCCGCTTTCATATTCCTTCTCTTGCTCTGGAATAGCTACCAAAATACGGTATCCAGAAGGCTCAGGAAGTACTTTTGCCTTTTCTTCGTTGGTTGAACTAAGGTTTACTGCTCCTACAACTTGTGGCTGATTGGGATTTGAGCCAATCAGTATCGTTGTATCACTCATTCGAGTTCTCCATTCTAAATTTAAGGTCTGTAATTGTTAAACATGCGGACTCAAGACCTCTAATTTGCCCACATGCGTACTTATATTCCTCAAAATTCATACAATTTCCCGCTGCAACAGCTTTTTGGAGCATATCTATGCGGTCTTTGTACTCACTTAAGAGGTAATCTAAATTTTGATCCACTATCGTTTCCCTGTTTGAGGTTTATTAACACTGGCTACTGCTTGCATTGCTTTGAGTTCTAGCTCTTGCTTATCTTTTTGTTGTTTGGACATTAGATTGGCTTGGGCTATACGCTCTTGTGAAGCAATTCTTTCTTTCTCAATCTGAAGTTGAGCTGCTTTGGCAGCTGCATCAGATTGGTCTTTCTGCATTTTCCGTTGTTCCTCTTGCTGTTTGAGTTCGAGTTCCTTGGCTTGCATTTGAATGACTGGATCTTGGGCTGCTTGTTGGGCTTGCTGTGCAGCCACTTCGGTTTTGTTGCGATTTAACAATGCGTCCGAGGCTTGTGCAGCCATTCTAGAGATTTGTACTTCCATATCTCTTGGCATGCCTTCTTCGTTTTCCTCTTCGCCACTAGGCAATGGAACGCCCATCATATCTTCCATTTGCTTGCGGTATTCAAAGGCTAAGTGCTGTTGAATATGCGCCATTGCAGCTGCAGCAATAGCCTGAGCTTGTGGGTTTTGACCAATTAACTGAGCCAGCTTAGGATCTTGCATGGCGTTCATATGCACTTGAATGTGCGCCTGATGGTCTTGATATAGGAAAGCCTTGACGGGTTTCATGTTCATGATGTTCATGTTTTCCGTTACAGGATCTTCTGGCATCTGGTCGTCTTCTATCTTAACCAGCTTCTTAGCGTTCTTAATTCCTAGAACTTCTAACATCTGGCGGTGCAATTGACCTAAGTCGTACAGCTGCGGAGCTTGCTGGGCAAGCTGCAGAACGGCTTGATACTGAACTACCTTTTGGCTCATCGTAGCGGCATTAGGATCGCTGACAGGGATGACGTCCACATTGTCGTAATCTTCTTGTTTAGCAAAACGAGTGCCAACGTCAGGTGTGTAGTTGTACTGGTCAGGTGTGTAATCACGGATAATGTCTTTTAAGAGCTTTAGCTCTTGTTTCATCGAATAGTGAACACGAGCCTGAACCGCAGACATAACCTTTAGAGTACGCTCTAGAATAGCCAAGGTCGTACCAACGGGCGTGTTGGCTGACATATCGGCAATCTTCATATCTGAAGCAGAGGCGAATCTACGTCCTTCTTCTACAATTGTGCCAAGCAAACTATAGAGAACTTGTGATGGTTCTTTATATGGCAATGGCAGAATGTTATCTTTAAGCACTCCGCTTGGTACGTCAACGTCTCGGAATTCTCCAGGACTGATTGGGGTGTCATCGCCTTTGATACGCAATCCACGGGCTTTGAAACCACCTGGCAAGTTTGAAAGCGTTCCAGCATCGACCAGCTGCCGAATGATAGACGTTCCAGACTTTGCAAAGGCGCCAACAAGATGAATGAGGCCAAAGCAGTAAAAGCCAAAGCCAGGAACGTAGCCGTAATGCACGAAGTGATTGCGTTTTTGTTTGGTTTCATCTTCAGGTCTCCAGTTTCTGCGGATGGCTAAAACTTTTTGACTGCCTTTTTCCACAGTAACAATGTAAGGAAGAGCGATGCCAGTAGGTTCGCCATCTTCATCCTCATCTTCAAAACCTTCAATATCAAGGTTTACTTGAATTTCTAAGAGCTTATAGCGATCATCGGAGGTTGCTTGGAATCCCATCTTCTCAGCAATCTTCTTTTCTACTTCATCAAACGCAGAAGAAGGTTCGCCTAAATCAATGTCTCGATAGAATCCTGCAACCTGCAGTTTGCGTAGTTCGTTCTCAGTCTTACGCATAACGTGGGTCACACGCTCTGCACTTTGAAGGTCAGATGCGCCATAAGGAACAATCAGATCTTCGGCTGGCACAAACAAAGCTACTTGGCGGTTCAGGGAAGGATCAAAGTAAACCTTCTTAAAGGCGTTACCTGAAAGACCTAGACCCCAACACATACGCTCATGCTCTGGGCGGTACTCTGGCATCTTCTCTGTAATTTGGTAGTTCATGTCCTTTTGGACACGATCAGCAGAAGCCAGAATCTCTGGCGTTTCTTTGCCAACAATCACGGTTTTTACTGGACCAGCTGGAGGTAAGGTTTCCATGACCGTCTCAGCTTGAAACTTAACAAGTGCTTCGGAAAGCAGGGGATGATACACACCGCAAGCGCCTTCCCATGGCTCAGAACGAATTTCAATCTTCATTCCCAATAGCTCAATGCCATCGGTGTAAGTCTGCATCCATTCTTTACGGGAACTAACGTCACCCTCTACATCGCCCAGAAGATCATTGCACATCTGGGATAAATACCCTTCGTCTATGTATTCGGCAAGGTTGGCATCAAAATCATCGGCAGTTTCTTCTTCTGGTTTGATCTCAATTTCTAAGCCGTCAATCCCAATTCGGACTGCTTCTGGATCTTCAATTTCAATCTCGATAGGTTCCATGGCGGCAGCTGCTGCCTCAAGACCTTGGGGTAATTCGTAGAGTGCTTTATCAATTGCCATAATATTTCCTTAGTAATAACTTACTGGTCGTTTAGATTTAAAGTACCGTTGCTCATCTGGTTCATCGCTTTGGAGTCGGATAAATCCTCCCTTACGAAATCTCAATAGCGCTTGTGTTGACGAGTCAACCAAGTCATCGTGGTCAGAGTTTGGAAATGCTGCCATCTCTTCTATCACTTCTTCTGCCCAACGCTTTCTTGGCGCCCATACTTTTCCTGATGCAAACATGTCTGCTACAGAGTTTACACGGGAGATCTTGTCATTACCACGGGTAGGTGTAAATTCTTGTACAGGAATACCCATGGATCTTAGCTCAAATATAAGGGGAGCACCAGAGGCTTTTGCTTCCACAATGAACGCATCGGGTTCCCATTCTTGGTACATTTCCATGGCTCGCTTCTTTAATTCTGGAAACTCTAGCCTTTCTTTGAGAGCGTCTAACAGAATAATGTGGGCGTCATTTGGATCTTCGTTCATATAAAAGACACCCCAGGTCGTACACGCTGAGTAGTCTGAACGCTCGTTTTTAGTGAAGGCGGTATCCCAAGACTGAATAACAAAATCGCATTGCGGGGGATTTTCTTTGTCCCAGATTTGCCACCATTCTCGTTTAACTAGGGCGCCTTCTTCTGAGCTGGGGTCCTGCTGATACTGGGCTGACCATTTAGAAATCGGCAGTTCATTGCGTAGTTTTTCTAATTCATCTAGGCTCCAGAACTCAGGCCATAAAGGATTACCTGAAGGCAGAATCGCTGGAAGATTGATCACTTCCCATTCGTCTCCGTCTCGCTCGACCATGGACTGAAGGACTCTGCCCGTTAGATCTCGTTTAGACCAGCGGGTCATAACGATGACGATTGAGCCACCTGGCTGTAGACGCTGGCGTGGACCAGAGCCGTACCATTCAAAGATTTTGTCGTAAACCGTTGGATCAGATGCTGCTAACGCTGCCTCCTGCTCCGAGTGCGGATCGTCAATAATGAGCAGATCAGCGCCTTTACCTGTAACGGTACCGCCCACACCAATAGCAAAATAATCACCATTAGCGTTAGTAGCCCATCGACCAGCAGCCTTACTGTCATGGCGCAAAGCAACATTCGGAAAGATCTTTCCATAGACATCCCCGTCTACTAAGTTACGCACCTTCCGTCCGAACCCAACTGCGAGTTCGGCTGTGTTAGAACACTGGATAATTTTCTTATGAGGAAACTTGCCAAGATACCAGGCTGGTAACAGATAGGATGCAAACTCAGACTTAGTATGACGAGGGGGCATATTAATAATAAGACGTTTAGTTTTTCCATTGGCTATCTCCTCAAATTTTTTAGCCATAACAGCATGGTGCCTGCCGTGAATAAATCCAGGCCACATGACTTTAACGAACTCCATAAAGGACACTTGCCCTTTTTCTCTGGTCAGAGAATCCTGATAGGCTTGTGCCATCTCCATAATACTGGCACGTTCACCTTCTCCAAGGCTGGCTAGGATTTCTTCTAATTTACTCAATGTGATGCGCCCGAATGTACTTAGGACGAATAGACCTTGGAACCCCTTTGATCCCGCTGCACATACCCAAGGCAACCAATCGCCACATTTTGCGGCAGACATTGCCCCGACTACGCTCGCCAGTCAAATACATAATGTCGTCAATCGATGGACCAAACCCGTGCTTTTTCCAGAACGAGTCAATCACCAAAAAGATTTCTTTTTGCGCTGGAGTCACAGTCGTTACCTTATGCCTTCCCATATTGAGCTTTACGAATAGCCGCAATCGCATCAAGCAGTGCGTTTTCTTCCATGACTTTTTCTTCTATCAGATGATCCTCTACCCAAGAAATAATCTGCAGTAAGGATTCACGGTCATGATTAATCAATACACCAATCGAACTCATGGCTGCAGCTCTGGCACGAACTATTTTCATTTCATTCATAAACCCATCCTGTTTAAAAATAAAGGCGAAGACTCCCCTACCCAAGCCTTAGCAATATTGACGTCAAAATGCAACCAAGCGGTGTCTTCATCCATATCCCGCTTAAGGATCTCAATGACCTTAGCCGTGTCATAACAAATAGCCTGGATTCCAATACGCTCGACTACGCCTATGATTGCCTCATCAAAGCCGTCTAAGGTTAGCAAATCTGGATACTCATTTTTAATTTTTAACATGTTTCATCCAATCGGGTTTTTCTTTGTTCTCAATCTTTTTAACCTTAACTTCAAACTTTTGTTTGTTCCATTTTTTTAATTTGTTATTTAATTCCCGCAAGGCTTCCATCTCTGGTGAATGGTAGTTAATTAGTTTTTTCAAAATATACCCCCCCACCCTGTTTTTGTATAGAAAGTTGACGGGGGGTGTTTCACGTGGAACATTTCTTTATCACTCGGCATTTTTTGTACCCCCACCCCCAAGACCGATATCCTTATTAGGGTTAATACTAGTTGACTCGCAAGTGTCTGATTCTAAAGGAGTTGTCACTGGAACAGGTGTTCCAGTGAGATTTGGGGGCGATCCGATGTGTGGAATACTATGCAAGACTCGCTCCGAGCCGACTGCCGAATTTTGGGGGTCGGGGTGTCGTGGGTCGGCTAGATTCCCGTTTGTCGATGCCACCACCTCTGCGATTTGTTCCTGTGCATCCGCATCATCATCATCTATTGGTTCATTGGTGTCTACATCATGCATCACATTAGCTGTTCCAGTTATCTCTGCCAGTAAACTGTCTGCATCATCCACCGCCACATCCGTTGCACCCTGACTAGATATTGCCAGTCGAATAGAGTTCAGTAGTTTGTCCTTCATCTCCTGTGAGTTAGTGACTTGCACAATCTCTCTGCGTTCTGTGAACAGTGCCACCTCTGTTATCTTGCCCAATAGTTCCAATGCCCTAAGCTGTTGTGCGGGCGGGACATCAGGGTCGAGTGCCTTTTCCGTTATCTTGTGGATTGCCAATGCCCTTAAAGAAGCGGGCGTAATATATTGATTCGCTTCCAAAGCCACCCTAAATGCCTCAATCTGAGTGGCAATCGCTGGGTTCTTTGTGAGCTTTTGTGCTTCTGCTGACTGGGTTGATGGTTTGCCCTTAGTCTTATAGGTCTTCCGATACGCACCAGTCTTGGTATTCCCCATCGCTACTTCCTTGGCGAATGCCCTTTGTTTGTGGGTAAGTTTGGTCGTCTTCGCAGTAACCGCACCCAATAGAATAGTATCAATAGGCATTGCTTCAAGCCCTTGTTCTATTTCTTTGCGTGTTAGTCTTTTCATAGGAATCTCTTGATAATCGGTATACCCGTCTATTCTATGCCCATAAGGGCGATTCTGCTAGTAATCTATTCTTCTACTCTCTCCTAGTGTATTACCTCTCTCTAGTGCTTTACCCCTTGGGCTGTTGTGCTTCGCACCTATCCCGATTTTAAGCCTGACAATCCCCGATTCAGGCGAGCCACAGAGCCGTGCTTTATGTTTTTGTGAGCCTTGATACACAAGCAAGTGCTTCTACGGACTGAGATATCACCCTGAGAGCCTTATTCTACGAGGCATAAAATATATTTGCAAAAATGCTTGACAGTCAATTAAATAATGCTTGACAATGAAATTGTCACTCACCTGATGACTTACAAATTAACCACCTGTTAGGAGTTTAATAATGAATTTTCTACCATCCCTAGTATCACCATTGGATATCCATGACTGCATTAAGCATTGTGGTATTCGCTACACCTTTTGGAGATTGACTGAGTGCGATAACTGCTCGGTTGGTCGTGCCATCTACTTAATCCTGTTAGCCATCTAAGGGGAATCACAAATGACAACTGTTAAATTTACCTATGCCGAAGACATTACTTTGGACTCTGTTCTTCTAATGCCAGTCAAAGGGACTTCTCACGATTATGAGCCTGTTGCTATTCATTCAATAACTACTGGTTATCGGACTTTTAATTTCAATGATGGTCTGCTAATTGCTGACTTTGACTCAATGGTTTTAACTCAACAAGGGGAATCACATGACTGAAGAACAACAAAAAATCATTCAGGCAATCAGAGCCTACGCTAATGTTTTTTATAACGAGGGTTGGGACATTGTAGTAGAAGCCTATGACGATAGCGACTTACTGGCTGAATTGTCCATAAATGGTATGGATGTCGCTAAGACATTCCAATCACTGCAAGCCATGATTGATATCCGTGCCGACATGATGGCTGAACATCAAGCCGAAGCCAAATCATCTTATTAACTGGAGATACTTATGAGCAAAAGCAACTATCACAATGCCAGTAAGACTGTTGTAGCTACTGCCATTCTTGACCGCCTGATTGATAACTATGAGGGCAAAGGGGAATGGATTGACGAATTCTATGAGATAGCTGAACTGATTGGCGAAGCCATTGGCACATCACCGAACTTTAACCGCATCGAAGAAATTGCTATGACCAATGGGGTTATTGAAGACGACTACTTTGAGGGGCATGAATAATGACTAAATGGAAACATGAGATTGACTTGGCTGACCTGTATGCCAAATTTGAAAGTGCTGACATCGATGGTCATGAAATGCTGACCTGTTTGCACCACGCATTCAAATCGTTCATTGATGCTAACCCTAAAACTGCTGATTACATTTACTTCCGCAGTTTTGAGGATGCAGTAGACGAACTTGCATCGACTGACGATATTGATGAAGCTGACTATCTGCTAGACACCATCTACGACTTTGCCGATGCTAATCGCATTTGGGTTAAAACATTCTAAGGGGACTGACATGGAAACATTACAACAACGCTATGAAATCTATCTTGCCTGTGCTGACGATGGCACTGGTCATTCAATCACCGATGGTAAGCCATTGAAGACCTTTGAAGAATGGCTAAATTCTTAACAGTCAAACTGATGATGGGCTAATGCCCGAAACCCCCGAATCACCTTAATTGAGTGAACGATGCAGTAGGGGGTCTTTGACAAACTGCTAGGAGATTCAAAAATGATTCAGTGGTATATCAACTCAAAGCCAGTGCCGAAAGCCATCGCTAGGGTTCAATTGCAAAATGGGATGCCCTATCGCACCGCTAGGGAAATCGGTCTCGCTATGACTGGTGCATTGAAGAATGAAGACTTTTTTATCAAAGTATGTGCTGATTATGGTGTATCAGTATCGAACTTAACTTAAGGGGAATGAAATGAAAAAACCAGTATTTAAGATTGAAGTAAGGTCATGCGATGGCACTGGCAAACTGATACGGACTTACCATTGTATCGGCATCAGGTCTGCGAAGAATCAATTCAAGGAAGCCCTATCTCTTGCCAGTCGGTTCAATATGTATGTGTCTGCCTTGGATGCAGATAACAATCCAGTTCATCTTATTTAGGAGAATAAAATGCTTGACTTATCACAGTTCACAGGCACTGAAGCCTATCACCGCACCTTTATGTTTACCCCGAAACTCAAACACACGGATGGGGTTCAATACTTTGCCGAGCAAGCCCAAGCCTTTTGGTTCTTGGACATTGTTGCGACAGAGATTTACCCCATGCAAGAGAATGACCCTTTCTTGACCATCTACCTGACTGTTGGGGATGGTAAGGCAGAGATTATCGTTCAGGATGGCGATATCAGTCGTCTGATGCAGAAGCAGATTGAATTCACTGACTGCCCTGATGGGGTTTATTCATTCTTCCTGACTGATGATGTTCTCATGCTTTGCTCGGAGTATTGATTATGACCGCTACTTTTATCGGGAAAGAAACTTTTAACTGCCCTTTGATTATGGAGGGCAGTTGGGGTGAGAGAGATATCGGGACTCACGAATCAACAATGGAGTTGTATTTCAATGACGATGCAACTGGTTTCATTGAGTGGGACATCGAGGATGTGGGCTTTGAGCATATCGGGCTGTGGTTCAGCATTGACCAGTTCGGAATCCGCAGTCTTAAAGATTACGATGGAGTGATGTGCTTGTCTGATTTGGCGATTGCTCTGCTTCGCAAACACAATGTAATCGTGCCTGACGATTTTGAATAGGGAGAATCTAATGTTTCATAAATACGAATGGGTATTTAATGCCATCCTGTTTATCGGGATTGTGTATACCGCTTATGTTGTAGCTTACGCAGTTTATTTAATTTCAATGGGGGAATGATGAAATATCAAACTAAACACTGCCGAGGGTTTTTTATGCCTAAATTAGATACTGTCAGGGTTGTGGACTTTTATCAGGTAGATATTGCTCTTGGTTCTTGGGATGAAGTAGAGGATGAGGAAGACCAATCCATTTTCTTTTACATGGATGGAGAGCCTTTGGAAGTTGGCTTAATTTTAGATGATGGTTTTGTGATTGTTGATATTGAGGGAGAGGAAGAATGAAAGATATTAAAGACTACGATAAATACTGGTTGGATGAAGCCAAAAAACTACTGTTGCATAAACGCATCGTAAATGTTCGCTACCTGACCTCAGAAGAAGCAGAGGACATGGGATGGGATGAAAGGACTGTTGCTTTCCAAACTCAGGATGGGCTGTGGTTCTTCCCTAGTCGTGATGATGAGGGGAATGGTGGTGGAGCATTGTTCACCAGTGATGAGAAACAAAGTTGTTTGCCTGTGATGCGATAAGTGCAGTAATCCTGATGCCCTAACTGGGCATTGGGATTGCCATTTTGGTAATCATTTAACTCTGCTAGGAGATGGTTATGGATTTACAGAGCAAAACTCTAACCCAGTTAAGGGTTATGTTGAAAGAAGTAAAGGGTGCAAGCATGGGGGTAAAAGACACAATCCTCATGTTTGCGATTGAAGATGAAATTGCTAGGAGATTATCTTGAAATATACAGTGCAAGTGAATGAAACCCAGTATTGGGTTTACGAGTATGAAGTAGAAGCCAAGAGCAGTGAAGAAGCCTTACACCTTGCTGAAGTCAAACACTTTGAGGGAGTTCAGGCTGACGACAGTATTTTGGCTGATGCTCAAACAACAGAGATGAGAATCAAAGATTCAATCGACAAAGAGTTTTTTAACCGCATTACTAACAATCTGCTAGGAGAAACAAATGCCTAATTGGTGCGACAACAACCTGTTTATCTCTCATCCTGATAAGAACATGATGGAGAAAGCCCTTAATGCTTGGAATGAGAAGAAATTCTTATCTACCCTTGTGCCTGAGCCTGATTACAAGACAGTCAAGGTCAAGCCGACTTTTGATTCCAGTCATATAACTGGCACACCAAAACCTGAGTTTGTCGATCCCGAAACGGCATGGTGGGACTGGCGGATACAAAACTGGGGAACGAAGTGGGATATCGGATGGGAAAGCTATCAGGATAAAGCAGAATTAAATGAGGATAACGCTATGTTTGTGAATTTCCAGTCTGCTTGGAGTCCTCCTTTGGATGCTTATGTCACATTGGTTGAGATGGGTTATTCCATCCGAGCCTATTACTTTGAAGGTGGTTGTGCTTTCTGTGGCAAATGGGAAGATGGAATAGACGAAGGTTATTCCCTCGATTTTCCTGATAAGGGTTCACCAGTGGAATGGATTCAAGAAAATATCCCCAAGGACATAGATGAAGAGATGGCTATTTCCGAGTCTTATGCAGACTGGGAAGAACAGGAGAAAGAAGATGCCTAAATATCAGGTGTTGATTACATTAAACCAGTATCGGGTATCTGTTGATGCCAACAATGCAGAGGAAGCAAGACAGTATGTTTTGCAAGACTACATGGATGGCAACATTGAGTTAGATGAAATGCCTGAATTTTTTTGTGAAGAAGCTGACCGATTGGAGAAAGAAGATGCCTAAATGGAATGTGTTAATGGTTACTGCTGACTTTGTGGAGGTGGAAGCCGAAAGCCCTAGGGATGCTCAAATGGTGGCATTTGGGATGTATAAGGATGGTGATATAAGACCTGAACATCCTGAATTTCTTTGTGAAGAAGTTGATTTAATTGAGGAGCTAGAAGATGAGCTATGACTCCGACTTTGAAAGGGTTTACATGGTTCAGTTTGAATCAGGAAGAACCATTTATGTCAGTCACTTTACAGTTGAAGATGTAATTGGATACTGTGCTGACGAGCATAAAGGTGAAATTATCAAATCAATTTACGAAGAAGTTTATGTAGGGGAGGAGGAGCATGGTTGATATTGACAAAATGACTTCAGATGAATGGCTTAATTATCGGGAGGATTTAGCAGATGCTCACTTAGCCAAGGGTTTACCGCTTTTGCCTAATCCTGAATGTAGCCAGTGCGACACAATCAACGATTACTTATGCTTTGAATGTGAGTGCTCTCAAATTGATAAAGGAAGAGAAGATGCCTAAATATTTTGTAGTGTTTACCGAAGAATCAACAAAGGATTATGGTTTTTATGTTGATGCTAAAAATAAAGAGGATGCTCACGAAATAGCCCAAGACAAGTATTACGCTATGGAGGATGCCGATTCTATTAGCACGAGTTATTCAAATACTTTAGGGAGTGAGGTGCAAGATGCTTAAATACAAAATCGTAATGGAGATAACTATTGCAGATACGGATGCACCGCCTAGCGACTGGCTACCTAGTGTAATAACTCAGGTCTGTGAAGATAACGAAACAGTAGCTTTAATTGAATGTATGGAGATAGCGTATGTATGACAGTGATATGTTAGATGAGTATTGCGAAGAGCAATATGGACATAAAGACTGGTCTATGGACTGGGATGAACAGGGCAACATGATTGTCACCTTTTACAAAGAACCAAGAAAAGAGTATTTGTCTGAATTGGATGATGACGCAAAGCCAGTGCGTATGCGTAAAGATTTGGAAGAACAGGGAATTTCCATACCAGCAGGTAAAAATTGGTCTGTTTACGACAATCTTGAAGATATTATGTATCTAAGTGCAAAAGACCTTGAGGGTGCGTATGAGGTTGATACTGGAGAAGACCCTGATAGCCATGCTTTTTGCCCTGTTAAGTTAAGAGATGGGCAAGTAGTTTATTTAATTGGTGCTGACCTAGAATGGTTTGCAGAGGAGTCAGATTATGCGTAGATATGGAGTGAGTGTGAGATTTACTGGAACTACCTATGTTGAGGTGGATGTGCCAAATGGCGAAGACCCTGAAGATTATGCGATTGATATTGCCAGTCCAAAGGATGTGACTGATTGGGAATGTGAAATAGATGATGTAGATGAGGTTGATCCGAATGAGTAAAGCAGAAACACCAGTAGATATAGCAAAAGAATCACTAATTCCATGGCCTCAATCAGTAGATTCCCAGTTGTGGAATGACCGAGTTGAATTCTTAATTAACAGACTTGTAGAAGTAGAAAGTAAAAAAAATGAATCTCAGACTAGCGAAAGGTAAAGTGCCAATTCAGGGAAAGGGGGAAACCCCTTTTCTTCTGATTGACTTTCCCGATAGAAAGTTGTTCGATAACCTGTTTGCAAAGGTGCATGGCGATAACAGGGAGAAGTATTGGAACATTTTAAGAAACAGGAGTTTAGGTTCTACTTTGGTAGAAGCTGGTAAGCCTTATGCTTTGACTAGGGAAAGGGTTAGGCAGATTGAAGCAAAGTTTATAAGACTTTATGGGCAAGAATACTGGAAGGGGATAGAATCTAATCTATCCATCCTTTCAGGTTTTAGTAAAAAAGTCGCTTTAATGACTGAGATGCAACAAACAGACCTACCCTCTGATGATAATCATTGAAATCATCCCCGACTGTCTCGGAGAGCCAATAACGCTTGCCTGTCGCTTTGGCAATACTTTCGCCAACACCACTGGGGTCATTATCAGCAACGATGACTCCATTGGGGATGCGACTCGATACCTCCTTCATATTTCCTGCACTAAAGCACACATAGATAGAGTATCTGATTTTGTTTGCTCTCATAACCGCTTGAATAGAAAGACCAGTAGCCAAGCCCTCGCAGAAAATAGGAGTGCCTTTTGCATCCATGCAGAAGAATGCACCCTTAGTAGTCTGTCCGTAGAGGAACTTCTTTTCCCCCTCGCTATCGATCAGTTGGCATCCGACTATTTTGCCATCCCTCCGCATTGGGATGACTAATCGGTTCTCGCCCTCCACTGAATCCCAGACAGCCATTTTTTCGTCTGGGAATCCTTTGCTTGCTAAGTATGGATGTGGCATTAAATGGGTCTGGTGCATTATCCACCCAGCTTTGGCAGAGGCTTTGTTTGCCAGTTCTGTTCGCTGCCGAAACGCTTCATCTTTAGCTTTTTGAAATTGCGGGGATATGGCATTTTTTTCTCCAGACTTCCACATCACTGGTTTTTCCATGGTTGCCCAGTTCTGCACCCATCCAACATCGCCCATGAATTTATACCGCCCATTACCTGATCGTGGATGGTCTACTGTTGGTGTCGAAACCCATTTAAATGGAATGATGTCTCGCATAATCAATCCATGGGACTTGGCAAAATCTTCAAATCTCATTCTTGTGCCCTATTTCTTCAAAGTTATAAAACCACTCATCTTTAGCACTCCATTTAGCATGGTTCTCTACGCTATACACTTCGGTAGGTATCCTAAAGTCAGGTGTTTTAAGCACGGCAGGAACAAGTGATACGTCATACCAAAGGCATCTGTTATTGGGTTGGCAGGCAAACTGTCCGTTATCCAGCTTGATAAAGTTGTAGGACTTGTGTTCTTCTACCCCTTCGCTAAAACTGGTATCCAAGCGGTTAGCATCAGGACTAGCAAAGTCAATGGTGAACAGGTAATTGCCAAAGTGGAACTGTTTGTCCTTACCAAAGTATTTAACCTTTAAGCCACGCAAGTTAGACTTCTCAATGACAGCCATGTCGTAAGACAGACAATCCCAAATCTGTAAGAAGTCTAAGGGTAGTGGATCAATGACTTCTTTCCACACATACGCACTAATGGGTAGTTTGTCATACAAAGCTCCATAGTTTGTAAGCATCGATTCAATACGGAACGCTTGACCTTTGATGGCTTTGGCAGTCATCCACACGCACGGCTCTAGTTCACCATGACCTTTCTCATGGTTGTAAAGGAACTCTTTACGCACAAAGCATTTGACTGGGGGTATGTTAGCTACTAGAAATGTCATTTTTTTCCTTTATCTTGGATTCTATTTTGTCAAACAGTTCACGAGTGTAGCCACCGATGCCATCACAATTGCCATACTGCCCAACGATTTCTTTAATCTCATCGTCATTCAGGTATTGCCACGTTTTTTTATTTCTTGCCTCTTTAATCTCTTCAAGCATTCTTGCCATTTGATCTGCGCAGTGACCAAGAAAAGGAAATTTGGTCGTGCCATTAGCGACACTTCGTGCCAGCCCAATATCACCTTCAACTGTGTGTATGCTCACCTTTCTCATTTATCACTCGCTTTCTTTAGTATTGCAAAACAACAAATCCACTTAAAATCCCTAATAAATAAAAAACTAACATAAAAAAGAAAGCATCTTTTAATCTCATTTTTTTTCCTTACGATCTTTAAGGTGTTCTTTTGCAAGTTCTGTTATAAAGTCTTTTTCTTCTACTCCTAACCTTTTTGCCAGATTTAATTGGGTTTGCGTAATAACAAACTGATATACAGTTTTCCCTTCTACTTTCAATTTAATTGTTTTGAAACTCATGCCGTTTCCTTTCGTTTCGCAAACTTAATCTGCCTGTGGGTAATCCATTTCATGGTGTTGATTGATGGGGGTATGGCATTTTCTTTTAGATTTCTAGGCCATACTCCAAACTTATCTCGATAGACATGGCTTGCCCAGTTAGGGTTATAGTTTCTCTGCTGTGCTATGTAGAGCATCTCTGAATAGAACATCTGCTTGTCGTCTTTGGCAACTTTCTTGCCTGCCACCAACTCAACTAATTCACCAGCCACATGATCAACAAGATTCCTTCTCTGCCTTACATGACCGCAGGATGGGCAAGTATCTGTGTTTGGAGGCCATAAATGCCCACAAGCAGAACACTTGGACTCTTTCTTTAGCTTTTCAGTCGGCTCTTTCTTGGCTTTCTCAGCCTTACCTTCTAGGGCTTTAACACCATTAACATAGACTTCATCCCAGTCATCTCTGAATCGTAGGTAATTGCCTGAATGATCTAGCCAGAGAGCAAACTCTTTGCCCTCAAATGGTCTCATTACCCTACCCATCTGCTGAATATGGGAACTAAGAGACTTACTAAATGGGCGAGCTGATACCCCAACCATAACATCAGAAACATCGAAGCCCCTAGTAAGAATATCAGTAGCGATAAGCCCATGTATATTTGTATCTGGCTTGGCGAAGTCCTCGATGGCAGCTTTTTTAAACTCATCATTGTCCTTATATGAAATTGAAACAAAGTTATAACCTTTATTGGCAAACTGATCTACCAAGTCTGCTCCGTGGGCGACTCCTGCACAAAACACAATCGTCTTGACTGGCTTACCAAATATCTCATTGGTCTTTTGTGCCCATTCAGCCACGATATCGCCAGTGATTTGCATACCTCTTTCAGTAACTTGGTCTTGTGCCCACTCTCCTGCAACCTTTTTTACCCCAGTCATATCGATTTCTTTAGCGATATAAACCTTTAGTGGAGTCAGCCATTTGTTATTGACTAAATCACTGGTGGTAGCACCACAAACTACATTGGTATATAGATCTCCCAGTCCTTTGGTAAAGGGTGTGGCAGTCAATCCAATGACTCTGACATCGGGGTTATTCTTGATGAACTCTGAGGTTTGTGCCCTAGCGATATGACATTCATCCACAATCAATAAATCGATTTCAGGGAAGTCTCTTCGCTTTTCTAGGGTCTGGGCAGAACATACCTGAAGTCTGTTTCTTTTATCAAACTTCCAGTGGTCTGCTTGGAATACACCATGACCTATGCCGTATTTGGTTAGACGCATACTGGTTTGATCGACCAATACGATTCGGTCTAAGACCATCGCAGCCCTTTTATACTTATCGGCAGTGGCTTTCATCAGGTAAATAGCAACTTCTGTCTTGCCAAATCCTGTGGGTGCATACAGCAACTGTGACCTATGCCCCTGTCTAAATCCTTCTCTTAACGCATCAATAACTTCTACTTGATGCTCTCGCAACTCTAATTCCATATCACACTCCTAACTACCAGAATCCCTCTGGCTTGGGCTTGGGTTTAGTTACCCTGATCTAGCTTTTTTAATTTTGATTGCAAAGATTTGACTGTTTTCATCAGCTCAGAGTTTCTGTTTTGGAACATATCTCGGCTTTGGCGAAGAGCTTTGTTGTCTAAATCAAGCACACGGAGCTGTTCACGCAAGTCTTTGATGGTTTCTTCTGCATCAATCTTCTCAATTTCTGAGGCATCCCATTGACCAATGGCAATCTTGTCACGCATCAGGGTGTTCTCATCAGCCAACATATTGATGGTTTGGGACAGTTCATCAATCTTTTCGTTGAGTTCAAGCACTACTTCTTGCTTGACCATTAACGCAGAAGTCATATCAGGAGCAGGGATTTTTTGGACTGTTTTACCAATCTTCTCAGTTTTCATGACTGATTCTTTGCCGTGCTTGTTGATGTATTTCTTTTCCGTGGTATCACTGGAAGACTGTTCCAGTGACGATTTAATACGATTGACAGTGCTGTGGGAAACTCCAACCCATTCTGCTATCTGCCTGTTTGACCATGTTTTTGTTTCTTCATCGCTTAACATGGCAAGGATGATGTTTCTGAAATCATCATGGTTCAAACGCAAACCACGTCTTGAGTTGGCTTTCCATGAATACTTCTTAGCTTCCTGCTGTGTGCCGTTTTCTACATCAGCATCAATCGATGCCTTGGCATTGGCTTTGGTAGCAAAGTAACGATGGAAACCATCTGCGAGCCAATACTCAGAGCCGTCAAAGTAGACTGTGACTGGTGGGAACACTTCACCATCACGCATCTTCTCTGCATACTCTGCGACTACCTCTTGGTTTAATTGAAGACGAGCTTGTGTGCCACCGTCAATCCGTATGTTTAATAAATTTAATGTTTTCACGTTGCAAGACCTTTCGTTTTATAAGATTACTTCTTTAAACTTCTTTTTTGGAACATCATAAAAATACTCACCTTCTTTTACTTCTATATTCGGAACTTCCACCAGTGGAGATTCCAGAATGTCTTTGGTATTGCACCACCAAGCCTTTTTAAGATTCTTGGAGACCACAAAGTAGGTAGTTGGTAGGTCGTTATCAACTAACTTCTTTTTACGGCTTGGAACGTGGATTGTTTGATATTGCTGTGGAACATCGTTCCAGTCACGCATCTCAATCTCACAATACCCAACAGCAACCATGAATTCATTTTCAATCACCAAATCCACCATGTATTTATCAGGATGGGGCTTGGCAATTCGACCTCTTGTGGCATGGAAGCGGATTACCGCATCCCTGGCAGGAGGATCACACTCATCGTGGGTTACTTGACTAAACGGCTTATATGCACTCATACACTCACTAATAATAAAAGTCACTCTTATCGACAGTTGCTTTTTGGTGAACGCACCTAGCCTCTCCTAGGTTGCCTTCAACAGTTGCTTTTTGGAGCCACTGCACCCGAAAGACTTTCGATCATGGATTCTTTCTTCGCCATCCATTGCCCTGTTTCAAATCTAATCCCACAGTAAGGCATCTTCCCATATAGCTGCTGTTATGTCCGACCTGTATGGTGTAGCTTGGGAGATAGAGGCGCAGACAGACGAAATTAATCGTTTGTCTACACGTTCTACCTCCTAGCCCAAGTAGATTACATCAGAAAAAAAAGATTTGCAAGCACAAAAAGAAGAACCCCAGTTTTTTAGGCTGGGGTTCGTGGATCGTTGATCCGAGGGCTTGCGTTGCACAAGTCTCTGCTAGGAGATAGAATGTGCGAGTCAGAGTGTGAGCTGACAACTAAATATACCATAAAATTTAAAAAAATAACAATAGGTAGTGTTCTAGCGTAGTTCTATGTGATTATTTTCAAATAGCCAGGCGATAGTTTTTCGATGAGCTTCTTCCCAGATTTCCACTCTTTCTGCTCTATCTAGGGACTTTCCCTGATCGATGTTCATATGGCAGGAATAGCAGAGCGCTGCAACTCGATAGTCATGCGCTTTGATACCTCTACCCTTTCCATCTCTAAGCTGGTTGGAGTGAGCTGCCACAACTGTGCCGTCAGATCGACCACAGCTTTGACACGGGGATTGTCTAATAAGTTCAAGTAGTTTTTTATTCCTGTAAATCAAAGCAAATCATCCACGGAGGCAACATTATGCTTCCACAGCAACTTTTTCCGTAGTTTTTCCAGTGCTTCTTTCTCAATTAAAGAGACATAAGCACGGCTTTTACCCATTTCTTTGCCAATTTGCTCATGGGTAGCATCATATTGGCTATATTCTTTGCTGTTATTCTCTTCCATCGTCATCTCCTTGTCTGGACTTTTGCCAAGAGGCTTGCCACACAATCCAGTAATTAGTCAATATTATTTCAGGATGAGGCCAAGGAGTTATATTATCCTTAGCCCAAACCCAAAATTCTAACTCCATTTCATTCATTTTCTAGTTCTTTTTTTAATGGCTGGCAAACCTACTGTTTCCTGTGGTTTACGTGCTTCTAACATTTCGTCAGCTATTTCGTACGCACCTTGTGCAACTGCTTTCATACCCGCAGAGTACGAGCCATCAGTTATTAAACCGAGCATAGCAAACATTGCAAAGCAATCTCTCAAGTCTTCTTCATTCATTTCATCTCCAGTAAGTCAATCTTTTCAGCCAATAAAGCGCCCAAGTCCTTACCTTTGATAGCAATCATCTGAGCCTCTTCGCAGTCGTATACCACCTTGGCGGCATCTTTAATTCCTTTGTTGTATCCGCTTGTAAACAGGTCATTACCATCAAGGATCATGGCAATAGCATCCCTGACAATAGACGCTGCCTTGCGATCTTTTGCTGCCAATTTTAGCTTGTCAAACTGCTCGACTGGCAAATAGACCGAATACGGTACTAGCTTTTTTGTTTCCATTCGTTGTATTCCCTAAGTATTTTGTCTAGCAATTTCCTAGCTTCTTGGTTAGTTTTAAGTTCTGATCTAGATTTCACGTTTAAGTAGGTGCGTATCCACTCTAAGCAGGACTCCTCATCCTCTTCAAATATCTGCGCTTCATCAAATAAGAACTTCCAGAACTTAGGGTCTCGGCACAGTAAGCCAGCAATACGGATGCAGCGATCCCCCTCAAACTCATTTTGGCGATCCATAGGAGCTTCATTAACATCAAGCCTAACCATGACTACCTGATACCTAGCACCGACAAAATCCCTTAAAAGCTCTTCTGGGATATCGTCTGGGTGCATAGATAGGGTTAGAACATAGCCAGTCTTATCCTGTTTGAGAGCAACCTTCACCCCTTCAAACTGAAGAGTTTTCATTTGATACGGCTTTCTAGATACTCAATGATGATTGCTTGACGATCTAACTGAGTCTTCTGTTTAAGCGCATCAAGTTCAACATATGCCAATGACAAGGCATTCTGTAGCTTTTGGCAAAGTTCTTTAAAGTCAACTTGCTTTTCTTTTTCATCCCATTCTTTTAATGTGTCTCCAAAAGATTTGATGTTGACTCGTTTGATAACTTTTTTGTTTTTAGAACCAACTGGTCTGCCACGTCTTTTAATAGTCATATCTGCTCCTTAGTATGGAAGGTCATCATCTTGCGATGCTTTGACATATGGCTCAGAGCCTGAGATAGACAATACCTTCTTGCCGTTAATCTCTTTCTTCCAGCCAGCAATCGAGATTTTGACTAAACCATCAGAATTTTTTTCCAAAAGGGTTTTAAGCAAATCCCGATCCATATGGATATCGCCCTTGACATCAGGGTGATTAGGGGATTTCTTATCGTTAGGCCACAATGTGCCTGTGTTTGGTTTTGGTTCGTAAGCCATGTATTACTCCTTTGTAAATAGTGTTTTGCGTTCAGTAAACTTGCCCATCATTTCCTTAAAGAACACGCCATCGGTAGCCTTAACGGTATCGAATAGCACCTTGTTCTTCTTGAAAATCAACATAACATCCTCTTCATCTTCTGTTAAATCCAAAAGCATATGGGATGCAGACTTGATTAACTCAAGCCATTCTTTGGTATCGCCTTCTGGTTTAGCAGGCGCAACAATCTGCCATTCACCCTTTTGTCCAGCTATTGTCTTTGGCTTCACAACAAAAGCTGGTGAGTTTGGCTTTGATATTGGCACTCCACTAGGGAATGTATCGTTAGACTTCTTTACTGGTTCAGCTCCTCCAGTAGTTGCATCCAAGGCATCATGCTCAACAATCTCAAAGGCATTAGTCCATAAATACCTACGAAGATAGGTCTGCACCGCACCTAAGTTCTGCACATCATGGCAACCTTTAAGGGCAGCAGAGGACATGGGGGAGGTGAATGTAACGA